CTTGGGTTCGCTCGGCCTGCCGTGTTGGAAGCTTGTGTATTGCTTGCCATCAAAAAAGGCGTGGTAGGTCCACCAACTGTCCTGGAGGTCAGCCTTGAGCGCCTTGGATTTTTCGTAGAGGGCGTCAATCCGAGCGCCAGTCTGCTCTTTCCTGTCCATGCCCTTGTCTATTTTAATAATCTGCATCAGCCAAGTTGCTCCAGTGGCTCAACAATTTCCCGACTGATCTTGTCGAAATCGGGGTCAATGAGCGGCGAGTTCGGGCGGTACTTTCTGAGGTTTTCCTGCTCACGCATCCACTCGATTCGGTCACTTGTCTCGGTAACCGCAAGCGGGCCCGTTGCGTGCGCCGGGTAACCCTCCGGCTCCTCGTCATCCGGCTCGACGGTCGGCTCGACGGTCGGCTCCTCCGGTGGCGACGGCACATCTTTATCTGTGGTGGCTAACGCATGGTGTGCGACCGCCAGGCATAGGCTCTTGACCAGTACTTTGAGCGCTTGCTTTACACCCATTGGGAGTCCTCTTCGTCGTCATAAACGACGCGCACGGTGGGGGAAAAGACTGCGGCGAAACCGCGCTGCTCAACATCGCCGTGCTCTTGCAGGCTCGGCTCGCCCTGATCCACCAACTGCTTGTGTACATCAATGGCGATACACATGGCAATGGTGGCGTCGTCATGGTGTCCGTACGGCGCCTCCGGCCTGCCGGATGTCTTTGAGCGAATCAACGTGATCATTTCCCCCAACAGGCGTTTGCTGTTGAGCCCTATCTCGCCGCGCCTCACGACAGACTCGAAGAGCCCAACCATAAAGTGCCTGGTCCTGACGTCGGTCGAGTACCCAAGCTTGTTTGTCTCGGTGCCCGCCACCTTACCGGCCTCGCTAAATCTACGGTAAAGGCGCAGCTTTGGGAAGTCTCGAATGAGGTAATGAATCACGACAAGGCCGTGGTTGTTTGCTTCCGGCACCAACATGGCGTTGTTGTATAGTGTTGCCGCGAGGGCCTGCTGCCTGGCCAAAATGTCGGGTGTCACCCGGTCGTAGTACTCGGCCACCTGGGTCTGGGTGAAGCGGTCGAACACCTGTATGCAGGCAAAGTCGTCGTTGTTGCTTCGCCCACCGCCCGCGGCATCGGATGTCACGAGGTAGTTGTGGTCTGGGTGTGGCCGGTGATACACTTCCCAGCCGCCAGCATCTGGCTGCACAACGACGCCGCCCGCCCCTTCCACCAGCGTCCCCGTTTCCTCCGGCGCCTTGGCGTTCTTCATCATCTCTTGGACAAGGCGAGCACTGAACACCGCGCGCCCTGAGCTCACAAAGGAAATCTGCCAGCTCAATGGCCACTCTTCGTCGAAGCGGTCCTGGTCCGAGTTGCACTTGTTGACCAGCGTTTGCTGCCAAAAACGTATCTGGTCTGGCGTTAGGCCAAACTCCACTGCGCGCTCTCGTTGTATCTGGTCATACCCCAGTCGGTTCGCGGCATCATTGAAGGCCACAATGTCTTCGGCGCCATGGGCATCAACCATATGTTCGGATAGCCATAGCTCCTCTTTGCCGCGCTCGGCAGATGGGCACGGGGTTGCATATTCCGAGTTGTCTTTCCAGCTAAAAAACATGGGCTCGTAGAGGTTGCCGCGTACATCCTTAATCGCCCGCAAGTAGATGTCGTGAAACAAGTTGCCCACCCCTTTGCTGGTGGACTCAATAAACACGTAGGTTTGCGGCAAATCGGGCACGGCGTTGAGCAGGGCTTGGGCCACGTCCACCGCGGAGGTGTTGCGGCGGCCAGTCTCCCATGAAGGGAGCTCGGATATATGGAGGAAGGTGGGCGTGGAGCCGCGCTCGGAGTCGGCGCTACCGCCCTGGGTTTGACACTCGGCCCTTGCGCCGTTAGTCCACTCGAGCTTGGATCCCCTGGGCTTGCTTTTTAGTGGCGGAAACACCGCGCCATCGCAGTTTTCCACAATGCGGCGCCCAATTCTGAACAACTCCCTGGTTGCGTCGGTCTCGTGAGCGACGGTTAGTGCATGCGCGTGCGGGGTGGTCTGACAGTGATGGATGGCAAGCGCCTGGATGATTGTGGACAGTCCCTCTTTTCTGCTCTTGCAGATCACAATGCGTACAAACCCACGCTCGTCTTCTTGCCGTTTGATTTCCTTGAGCAGTGCGTGTTGCGCTGCGCGACCGGTGGTGTCGAGGGCAACAAGCCCCCACTGCATTGCCACGCGGTCTAGCGCGCGGATCTTGTACTCGCTTTGGAAACAGAATGCCCGGTCTAAAAAACACCGCTCGCGGTACCGCTGTAGACCATCGCTCACTTGATTGCTTTGAGCTTGGCGTCGTAGTCCACGGTAATTGTGTGGGCGGCCGGCTTGTCTCTTATCTCAACAGCCTTGTCCATGTTCCTCGCCGCCGACGTCATGAGCTGGTCCTCGCATTGGACTGCCCGCAGCAGCTTGAGGTATTGGTCGTCGTCGATGGCGCCACTATCGTAGACGGCCTTCACCTCGGCAAGCCTGGATGCGGTTGTCTTGGCGGCCAAAGCGTACACCCCGGCAACGTCATGCATCTCCAGTGAGCGCTGCATGAGGATGGCGTGTGGGTTGTCCGTTGACATGGCTGCATGTTAGCAATAGCTTTGGGACATGTCGAAAGGAAGTCCACATATCGTTGTCTCACAGGAGCAGCTCAAGCTGGTGTCGGCCATGGCCGAGCGGATTGGCGTTACGCTTTCCACCATATCAAACGTCATTTTGCAGCCCATTGTTAAGGTTTCCGAGGAGACCCTTGGGGCTAATATGGTGGACGCGCTCAAGGATCAGCCAGCGCCTGATTCTACCAACGTAGCTCGCCCGGCCCACATGCCCGTCTCTGTTCACACAAAGCGCGAGGTGGCCCGGTTGGCGCGAGTGCTGCAAGTGTCCGACGAAACGATTGCAATGTGGGCCATTCATAGCCTGCTGCCCGAGCTTGAAAGCATTGAGCCGCCAAACAGGCACACCCTTCCGCCCGTGATTCAAAACCGCATTCTGCAAATTGAAAGGAGTCCCCGTGTCAAGACCTGAGATAGAGATTGAACCCTTTGGTAAGCGGGTCGTTGTCGAGCGCATCGTAGATGAGGTCGAGGAAGATCAGGTACTGTCGTCTGTCGATTGCGACGACGGTGGCACCCGCAACATCTATCGGCCAGCGGGCGCCGCTGATCCGAACCGAGAGCACACCGGCATGGTCGTTGCCGCGGGTCCAGAGTGCGAGTATGTTGAGCCGGGGGATCGCGTGCTCTTTGTGCGCCACCTGGGCGACGCCGCCGTATTGGACAAAACGATTCTCGTCATGCATGAAGATGACATAATTGGTAGGGTGCGTGATAAAGCTATGGTAAGGTGCGCCTGACATAGTTGCCACCCGTCACGGGGGCGTCTTAGCGGGCGCCGGTCTACCCGTGGCGGGTTTTTTTTTGGCCAATACCTGATACCACCTCATCCGACAGACAAACAACGACGCGATGGCTGCCGTAGTCCAGGCACGCGTGAACCCACGGGGGCTTGAGGCCCGCTGCCCTGAGTGCGGCCATGGCCCGGCTGGCCTGCGCCCCCATCAGTAGGGATCCTGCGTCGAGGTACCACCAATGGTATGCGGTGTCGGTTGGGATGTTGGGCCACATGGCGTGGCGAGGCTCGGAGAACCCGAGCCCTTGTAGGTAGACTGGTTTGGCTAGTTCCAAATTCGCAGGAGAACCACCACCGCTTTAGGTACGCTGGTAGCGCCCTTGCGCCAGCGGCCCACCATTGATCGGTGGTAGCCTCCGAGCAGCAGGCCTGCCAGGTGGTTGGAGTACTCATTCTCTTTGATCCACCCTTCGAGTAGCTTCCGAGCCCTCTCTTCAGTCATCTTCTTCATGCCGCCTCCCCCAGTACGTTGGTCTTTTTTGCTCGCAGCCGCTTGCTTACTGTTTGCTTTGTCCAATGCGTGCCTGGTCGCGTGAGGTACCCGGCTGCGTTGGCCCGCCCTGCTATCTGGGTTAGTGCCAGACCTTCCGCTTTCCATTGGCGTAGTGACGTCAGGATGTCCTGCTCGGCGCCATCGAGCACCAAGTAGCCACCTTCCAGCTTGCCCGTGCGCGGGTTGGCTACCATGCCTTCCCAGCGGGTGCCGTAGGGTGCGTAGTGGCACCACCGGCGCCCATCCTCTTTGAGTGAACCCATGACCTCTTTGGTGCGCTCACTTATGGTCTCGCGTTCCCATTGCGCGATGGCGCCAAAGATGTTGATCACAAAGCGCCCCATTGGGGTGCCCGTGTTCAACTCTTCTGATACGGATGCGAACGTCCATCCCTGGTCTGAGCAGGTGGCCAGCAGATCACAAAGGTCTCGGATGCTGCGGGTCAGGCGGTCGAGCTTTGCCACGACCAGGACGTCAACGTGCCCCTCGGCCAGCGAGGATAGCGCGCGTTGCAGGCCCGGCCTATTGGTGTTGGCGCCTGTTCGCCCGTTGTCCACGATGAGCTCGGCCACGTCATAGTCTTTGAGAATACAGTAGGCTCGCAAGCGCTTCTCTTGAGCCACCGGCGAGTGTTCCTGCCGGGTGGTTGACACCCGGATGTAGAGGATGGCTTTCATGGCTTGTCCCCCTCAAATTTCTCGAGCCTCTCTGTCAGGTCGCGGATGGCGGCATCGGCTTCTGTTGCGAGCTTGAGTAGCTCAGGCTCATTGCCGATCACCGCGCGTACACGTTCAATAAAGAGTTCGTTATTCATGACTGCTCTCCATATACGTCAGCGGTGCGCTGCCAGCCGCAGGCAATGCGATCCAGGTCGGCAATGACCTCGGCGCAGTCATCCGCGCTGCCCATGTACCCTGCCGCCTTGTAGCGGCGCTGGGCCCGCCCCAGCATTGTTATGGCGTGCTGGATGTAGCGCGCCTCCCCGGTGTCCCTGAACTTACGCATGAAATTTCCCGCGGCGAGGTCGGCTTTGACCGCACGCATGAACGTTGCTGTTTTTAGGCTAGACATTGGACACCTCCGCGTACACTCCGCAATAGCACTCAGCGAAGTCGCACTGGCCCAACTCATAGTCCTCGACGACAACGCTGGTGGCGGGCTCGACATGCGTGAGCTTGTCGTACTTCTGGAGTACTTTTAGGGCCGCGTATTTCGTCCTGGCGTACCCAACGCAATCCTCCACCCAAAAGCCACGCTCCGGCAAGTGTGTGTAGACGGGCGTAAAGCCCCTCTCGATTAGTTCAATGTGGCGTTTGCTTTCCAGCAATGCCTCGCAAAGGCTAGACATTGGACACCTCCGCCAGTTGCTTGATGATACGCAACGCCTTCTCCAGCGTTCGGGTCATGCCGCTGGCCTCCGTCTCATCGTAAAGGCGATCTGTTTCCCGCATATCGGGGATAAGGGTCTTATCCAAAAAGACTATAAAATCTTGAATCTTGGCGGGTGTGAAATTAGACATTGGACACCTCCAGGGCATCCGCCTGGTTGTGCTGGTTGGTGGTGTTTCCCTCGGCGCGGACAATCGCTGCTGAGAGGGCGTCGAGTGCTGGCCACTCGCGTTCGCCGTCGTCTTCTCCCAGATAGGGATCCGCCAACGCGTCGGCGGCAAGCTTGGCCGCGGTCAATAACTGATTGAAGTTCTCTTTGGTGTAAAAGGTAGACATGTCGCTTCTCCATAGTTGATCGGGCGCTAACCCAATGTGGGTAGTGTAGCGACTGGAGAGCAGATTGCAACAACTAAATTAATCGGGTTCCTCCACACCCGGCCCAGGGGGGACCGCGCCACGGTCCCCCCTCACTGATGGCGGCGGATCTTGTGGGCGCTTGGCCCAGTGCCTGATGACGGCCGCGGTCGTCCCTCACGTACGCGCGGGCGTTACGTCTCAACTCTCACTACGTTCGAGTTGTTAATTAACTCCATAGTTAACCTCGGATCTTATCAAGAGGGATCCTTGTGGGCCCCACCGCAGCCGCTAGACCCACGGGGTTGCATGTTGCACGGCAGTACCTGATTGTGGGGGATGGTAGGGCAGGGTAAAGGTCTAAAGGTCCGTCAGATCGTCTCTATCAAAGCCGGGCCAGCCGGCAACGGGGCACAAAAAAAGGCGCCGGTTGCCCGGCGCCTTTTGGTGGATCTTGTGGGTACCTACTTTGGTCTATTCTCCCATGCAAAGTTTGTAACCCGCTCGAGCAATACAAGCGCATCGCCCTTAAATTTCAACTTCATTTTCTCCATGAAATACTCTACGTTTTCTGTCATTTCGGAGACGGAAACCCACTTGCTAAACCGAAACGACGTTCCACCGACGTCCGAATTGCTAAACCACGTTAGAACAATCACGCCTTTTGCGTCTTGCGTGAGCTGTATGAAATACCGTGAACCGTTGCCCGGCTGGTAGTCTTCTGTAATCACGATTGCTTGCATAGTTACCTCAAATTCAGCTGGAAGCTTAAGCGCTTCATGAGACCGGCGATCCGATCGTCTTCACCAGTACGGCCGTATTTAGCCTCTATTTTCGGATCGCCAGTCCTTGAAACGCTTAATACCCCATTCCCTTAAACGTCTCGCAACCGCGGCATAGCCCGTCTCGCAAGCTGTAATCCTCAAACGTGGATTGACACCGACTGCAAGACCGTATTGCCCGTAGTTCTTTCTCTAAAGCCCTTAGTTGTGTTTGCAACCGATAGCCGCGCGCGGATCTAGCAATGCGACGTTGGCGGGTTAATAGGGTTGCGATTTGGTCGTTTGTTTTTTCGATTGCTTTTAAAATCCGTCCCTCTTCTTTTGATATTGACATGGTTTACCTTAATTCATTGGAAGCTTAAGCGCTTCATGAGACCGGCGATCGGTAGTCCGATCGCCAGCCCTTGAAACGCTTAAACGTAGAGACCTTTTGTGCGTCCCTTGCTATCGAGCAATACCTGATTGCGTCGCGCGGCGGCAGCTTTTCTTGACGCATCGCCGGGCGAGTGTCGCGGTATCACTCGCCACGTTTTCGCGCTTGCACCGTTGCACGCCATGGGGCAACCGCCACAACCGATCGACACTTTACGAAGGCGAGCAAACTCTTTTGACGCCGGGCATAATGCGGCTCCAGCTGGGATTGCTTGACCGACTGGCGCAATCACTTCGAACACGTTCCAGCCATTGGCCATGGCGGCTTTTGATTGCGCTGTAGAATCGCTGCTAAACACGTGGGTTTGTTGCAAGTGCAAAGCGCTAGCGTCGTGGGTATATCCTAGCCACTCGTTTACGGCGTATACCTTGCAGATCTCGCGTTCGATTGCTTCCCATACGTCAACCGGTAAAAGGCTAGCGTCACCCGCTACCATTGCGCGGACCTTGGGAATGGCCAATAGCCGCGCGGTCTTAAGCACGTGGCGTAGTTCTGATAGATAGAGACCGTCTAGCATGGTTTGCGTTGCATTGCGGATGATACGCGCTACTTGCCCGGCGTTCCGTGGGTTGTGCTGCACGTAGCAACCCTTGTCTGCCTCTACGTACCCACAACCGCTTGGACAGACGGTTTTAAGGTGGCCACGCATTGCTTTCACGTAGACCGAACCTTGTTGCGTAGGCTTGACG